AATCAGGACCCGTCAGACTGATTGGAATAGACAATATTCCTGAAGCCAAAGACGTGAATGCATTTGACTTTGACCCGAATGTGCATTATATTATGATCTTTGGGCAGGAACAGATTGGCGTTCCTACTGACGTTCTAAGTATGTGTGATGATGTCTTGTATATCCCTCAGTATGGGTCTGTAAGAAGCATCAATGTTGGTTGCGCAAGTTCAATTATCATGAATAATTATTGCGCTAAAATTCACTCCTCGGTAGTGTAACGGCAGCACCAGAGACTTTGGATCTCTTTGTATAGGTTCGAATCCTATCTGAGGAATTATGACTGAAAAAATTATAGTTTTGTCAATATGTGCTGTTGCTTCCATTCCTGGTTTTTGGTTAATCGGCTATGGCATCTGGTGCATGATTAGTGATTTAAGAAAGAAATAATATGAGCATTATGAAACCTATCGGCAAGTGGATCGTCGCAAAGTCTTTGGTTGGTGGTGAAAAGACTACTGAAGCCGGCATCATCTTTCAAGAAAAATCAAAGTACAAGATCATTCGTGCAAAGGTCTTGGCAGTCGGAAACAAACTCACCGAAGACATTCAGGTAGGTGATATTATTCTATGGGATATCAGCAAGATCAAAGATGGATATGGTGGAAACCATCTTGTTCATCAAGATTGGATTGAAGCAGTTGAACGAGGCTCAGAGGCTTAAACGTTCATCTTGTTTTGACTTGATATAATTGTTCATCTTATCAAGATAACCAAGATTTCGTAATTCTTTGAATATGAGATTTCCGTGTGAGAACTCTCCATATTTTGCAATGCTTCCAGTTCTCATATCTCTGAACTTATCTTTAAGTTTCTGGAATGATTCATCTTCTGCGTTGGAAGCAATCAAAGAATCTATTTGTTCAATGTATTCCTGAACCTTCTTGATGATATTTGGATTGCTGAGATTCACTTCTTGGTGAACTGGTTCGGCAATCCATTTATTATCAGTGATGCTGAATACGCCTTGATCTTTGGCAAATCCATCATTCATGTCTTGAGCATAAATTTCTACATCATTGCCATGAATCTTGATGTCATGTGTCAATGACCATAATTGTTTCTTGTCTTTCAAATAGTCATCAATGAAATCTGGGCAATTTGGAATTGCATCAATATCTACAAGAAGATGAAGATCTATATCTGATTGTGGTGTGTAATTGTAATTTGCATTACCACCGACCAAGATCATTTCTTTGACGGCTTCTACTGGGATATTGGCCCACGTAACCCAAGTTTGACCAATTTCAATAAGTTTATTCCGAACATCATCTTTCAATTCAAACCCATCCCAGATAGATGGATTTAATTCTTCATGATATTGCAGAGTAGACTTCAGTTCTTCTTTTAGAAAATCAGAGAATCCAAATATCTTGGATTCATTTCTTTCATGCTTTGATATTTCAATAGCCTGTAATTGAGCGACTGCTTTCTTCTTTGAAGAATGCTTTCCAAGGACTTTTTTGCCCGTGGAATCCAGAACATAGAATTTGTCGCCTACTGCCTTGATCATACAATTATTTATGGGAAAGAAAAAGCCCCTTCTGCGCAGAGATTAGAAGGGGCCGAAAGATCGTGAGATCTTTACAGGGGATTTATTTCTTTTTTAGTTCGTGAATACCGTAATCAGATGCAATTTGGTCTTCCACACCAAATTCTGGAAAATTGTCTTTAAAAAATTCATGAGCTGCTTCTGCTTCTTTGAACATATGATGTTCTGGTCCGTATCCTTCGACTTTTCCTTTTGGGTGTTTCTTTAGGTTACCCAAATGCATTAAAGCGAGATCCCGTACAAGTTTTGGAACACCTCTTTGGCCGGTTTGTGATTGACCAGACATTATTGGGTTGCCACCACTTGATAACATTTTTTCAAATTCATCTACGCCAACAGCATTTAGATTGTCTTCGGCGGCACTTGCCTTTGCTGGAATGTCAAATTTTGCTTCATTGATTACTCGGGGGAAACCACCATAGTTCATGATGCCACCTTGAACTTCGCGGCCTTCTTTGATCATCTTCTTTTTCTCGGCCATCTTCTTCTTGATAGCCTTATCCTTGGAACCAAAGTATTCTTCTTTACCAGATTCAACCTTGCCATCACCATCATAATCTTTGCCAGCCTTTTTATCGGCCTTCTTGACTTCTTTCTTGTCCTTCTTCTTGTCTTTCATTTTGGCTTCAAGAATAGCAAGTTGTTGCTGAAGTTGTTCGCAAAGGTTACGGTAGTAATTTTCTAAGTGTTTCATAATATTATTTAGATTTAAATTTGTACAACTAAATCTGTTGATCTTATTGCATTTGCATCTATGACTGAAGTATAGGTGTTACCAAAATCGGTTACTTGACCCCAAAATAACAACTTTCCATCATTTCTTAATGCAGCAGTATATCTTGTACCAGCAATTACTTGAACACAATTTCTCAATCCAAATGGAACATTGCATTCACCAGAATTATTTTCTCCCCAACAAACTACAGTTCCATCATCTCTGATTGCTACAGTATGGTGATACCCACCAGCAACTTGTTTAAATGTTCCTGTTGGGAGACCAAGTGTTCCATCTGAATTGCGAAGTGGGCTGGATTCACCCCATTCATTTCTATCCCATGCAAATATAGATCCATCGGATTTAATAACCTGACTTGTGTAATATCCAGCACCAACTGATTTTACGGAACCTGTTGTAATCTTAAAAGATTTTACAGTTGAAGCAGTTTGATCACCAATGGGTGCGGGTGGGAATGGATATGCTGCACCCCAACCAGCATTATCTCCAACATTGTATCCATTTGGAATACCAGTACCGGCACGAGTCCAACCATTTCCTTGTTTTCCGCTTCCAGTAATTGTATAATACCAATTTTGACCCCAAGTTTCAATATTTCCATCTTCTGTCAGTAAAATACTATGACCTCTGCCAGCAGCGATATCAATGTATCTTTTACCAGATGTTCCAAATATGGAATTTGGAGAACTGCAATTATTATTATAACAACCATTTGGCATTGTTATATGTGCTGTACTTTTTGTCCAACTGCTTCCAGGACCACTATAGTTTACGCTAGTGGGGTCGCCAACAGTTGCTCTGGAGAATTGATAATCGTAGGGGGCGCCCGTATCATTGATCCAGTTTAAAATTCCACTCCATGCAAAAGGAGGTCTTGGATATGTTCCGGCATATGGGCCAGAAGTTCTTATATATGGAGTGTCATATGCACCATTAGGATTATTAGAACTATAATTTTCTGCATAGTGTAATGGACAACCAACAGTTAAACCTCTGAATAATCTATATGGAATAAGTTCTGGACTTGGAACACATGTATTAGGTGAAAATAGAAACTCCAAAAATGATGCGGCGTCTTGTTTGTATTCCCAATTGATATATGCACTATATCCTGTAATATATGGAGCTTCAGCAGCAGTTGGTCTTGGAATTAAACCTACAGCAGACCAAACAGTATTTGGATCGCTAAATTGTGCGGTTTCGTTTCCACTACCCCAAGTAACTACAGATCCATCATTCAACAGTGCCAAATAATGGTATGCACCTGCTGCAAGTCTTACAACTTTTTTACCAACCGCATTTAGTTGGGTCATAAAATATTCAGTGTTTGCTTTATTTGTATTTGCATCATCACCCCAACCAATAACAGTACCGTCTACTTGCAAAGCAACTGCAGATCTATAACCTGTAACAACTTGTCTACACTTACCAAGAGTAACTGGAGGAGTCATGTTAACTCCTCTATGGTTTGTTATATCTTTAGAAATATAATTAACGGTACCATCTTTGCTGGTATAAAAAATTAATGCCCCAGAATTAGTAGCCAAACTTACAGAATTCAAACCACTTACAGAAATATTGGTATTGAGTAATATTGGATGCATTAGTTGACTTTCAGAATATCCACTGTATAATATTTAGACTATGAGCAATAAAGATTTGGAAGAGCTTATTTACGAGTATGGCCAAGTTCTTTATAAACTTGGTAGACTTGAAACTGATGGAAAAGAAACCCAAAAAGATTACAATAAACTGACCAAGAGAAAAGAAGAATTAATGAATCTTTTTGATGATCATTTCAAATCTTCTACCAAAAAGTTGGCACATACTTTAGGTGTCTTGTGATTTGGGAGCAAAAGTGGTTTTAATGATCTCTTTGGCTTTTTCTGAAGTTATGCCTTGACGAGCCATGGAAGCCCAAAAACGGTCCATCATAACCTTGTTTACATCATCTAGTTCAGAACTTCTATTTTCAGATGGTTTAGAAGTTTCAACGTTATAGAGATTTCCTTCGTTTATATCTTTCATATTAATATTTATGCCCAGACATCGTAAAACATCGACTCAGCCCAAGCGCAAATACAACAAAAAGACTGTGGTAGTTCCCACAAAGGTCTACCCAGAATTTGTTCAAAATTTTATAAATGAGGTCGAAGCCAAGACCAAGTATAAGGTGGTTGCCGCACAGTATAACGAGGGATCAGGTTATCATGTTGGTGTTTGTAAACCTATTCCTCACGGAAGATATCACTGCATCTGGGGAACAGATTACGCCAAAACCAAGGAAGAATTGGATAAATTTTGGACCGTAAAGGATAGTCTAAATATTGTAGAATGATTGATGGAACCTACAAAAAAGTAATTTATTATGATCTCGCTGCATTATGGAATGCAGGCGGTGGTGTTTCATTAACAGTAAACACATCTGGATACAGGTGGCCAAAAGCCTTTGCTGTTAGAATTGGCACGGACACAGATATTGGTCCTGCCTGTCCCACTATATCAGCAACGTATTATACTTCTGCTGGAAGTGAGTTGACATTAACTCAACAAATTTCCACTACAAGTGCAACAATACCAAATTCAGCACAATCAATTTTTGGTAATTCCACCAATTCTGGTTTTTCTGGTATAGTAATACCAGATAATTCCACATGGGGTCATACTTTGTGTAAGGCTTCTACCGGACCTTTATCTTGGTTGTGGTATCCATACAGATTAATTAAGTTGACATACCATGCACCAACCAATGGTACTCCGGCTGATTCAGGATTACTACTTCTTTTTTGAATAAATAATATTATGAGAACCTATAGAAAAATTAATCAACTTCCCATCCGTACTCACGGTAGCACTTGGATAAACAATGAAGGCGCTTTGGTTGTTAACCAAACTGCAGGCGCAGTAAATTTTACTTATACTTCATTGACTCCTGCTGGAAATACTGCAGACATCACCATGCAGATTGCTGCAGCTAGCAGCACTTTAATCCCAATTTTTCTTTATTCTTGGGATTCTTCTCCAAAGGGAAGCGCTGCAGGCATCACCTTCTACACTGTAACCTAATATGGCCAAAGAAGTCCGTTGTCTGATAACTAATCAGATACTACGGCCCAAGGAATGGTTCTGGCTTTCTTGGGAAATGGATGCTGCAATCTCAGCACCGGGTCTCGCAGAAATAGAAATTCGTCGTCATGATCCTGACGACGAATTTGCTAAATTATTATGGCAAGAATGGGAATGGTCCCGAGAGATCGGGTATCCCGATCTTTAACCCTTTAGGATTCTACTGATCTTCTGAGAAAGTGATTCGTATACTTCTCCAGTACGTCCTGTGTAATCACTCCAGCGACGAGCATCTTCATCTTCTTCCATATCCATTTCAGCATCAGCGTCATCAATTGCCTTTGTCTCGGCACGGGCTTGTGCAGCAATTGCGTAAGAAGGAAGTCTTGAATCTGGGTCGGCCATGACGCCATCTTGAGCATCATCTTCGACCTCTTGGGCATCACCGGTTGGCTTGGCATCAACTGGACCTTGCTTTTGTGCCATTTGTGCCAACTTCTCGGCCTGCTTCATGTTTTTAATTTTCTTGTATTCACCGACATCACCATCAGCAAGTGCAATGGTGGAAGCGGAGGTTTTACCAAGACGAGCAATTGTATCAATTACATCGGCTGGATGAGCACTTGGAGCTTCTGGGTTAACAGTTTGTGCAACGGGCATTTGACCCATTAGTTTTGCTCTTTGGGCAGGATCTGTGATCTTTGCAGCCTTGGCTTCGTTAATCATGCGGAAACCATTTTGTTGAGCCTCTAGACCAGCACGGTTTAATTGGTGGATCCAGCTGTAATAACCTTTATTGTTCTTCATATCAATATTTATATTTGACTTTAGTTATACTCGATATATACTAGTGGCATGGATTACGGATCACATGGTGCTGGAAAAGGAAGTTCTCCAAGACCAGTAAATTTCGAACAATACGGTAAAAATTTTGAAGCAATCTTCAAGAAAAAGAAGAAGTCAAAAAAGAAGACTAAATAAACTACAATCATAAAGCAGTGTCGGGATACCTGATACCCAGGCTGCAATCAGTGGTGGGGCGCGAACACCATAGAAGAACGCGAAGGGCTAGTATTACACTTCCCAGACCTTGATCGGGTCTGGAAAAAGGATTCAACGCCCGACTTTAGCGAGTGTACTCAAGCGGTCAACGAGGACAGATTGTAAATCTGTTGGCATTTGTCTACGAAGGTTCGAATCCTTCCGCTCGCATTAAAAACTAAATAATTTTACGTGTAGTTAAGCGGCTGAGGATAAACGGCTAGGCTTATATGGACCTAGGTTTCTAGAACCGAGGGTTGAGAATGGGTGCAAGTCCCTCGCTACGCTTTGGTATTGTTGATATTGGAACAAAAGTAGTTCAACACAAGGGTTCAATTCCCTTCTGGTCCACTAGCCTAATTTAAATATTTTCTGCAAATATTTGAAGATGGCGAATCAAGTCCTCTTGCAGAGGGGCAACGCTTGGAGTCCTAGGCTCCAAGCATTAAGGGCCCGAATTGGTTTCGATTGGCTACGAGTAGTGAAGAAGGAGATGCCCGACACGGGTAACAAGTGTCGTAAATAAACAGTTGCAAAAAATAATTGCTAACGAATTAGCAATGGCTGCTTGAAGCAGTGGGGTTTGGTCTCCCGCATCTGAATCGACCCTGAACCCCCCTCAAAAGGGGTTTTGTTATTTGACACGCCATAAATAAGGAGTATACTATTCATATGCCTAATTCAAAACAACGTGTAACTTCTCGTACGCATAGAAAGCGTAAGACCCGTCTTCGTAATAACCGTCACAAGAGCCTCATGGAGGCTAAAGTTGGTACTCTTCGTGCGCTTGACGCGAATGGCCAACTACCTATTTCAGTCAAGCAAGTGAGACTGCCTAATGGCTAAGACTGCCACAGAAATGACTCTTGCCGATGTACGCAAGAAGTATGATTCTATCGATTGCTTCTTCACCTATTATGATGGTGAAAAGGCTGCATTTGATTTTTATGGCACCGATGCAACGGGTGCGGAAGTTCGTATTTCCCTTGGTGGATGCCCTGCTTGGATCAAGCACATGGCATTCGGTCCAAAGGACCCCCTAAATATCAGTGACGCAATGAGCCGTCACGTTCGATATGTGTCTGTCACGGACAATCGGGGCAAGTTGGTTTACGAACAGATTTTTGATACTAACTAAGGAAAGATATGAATAATTCAGATTTTAATGATTTCAAGAATTGGCAGAATGGTGATGATGACGATGCCAATAATCCAAATAACAATCCCAATGGATTCTTCTTCTATGGCAACATGGGTCCGGAGTTTCGCAAGATGTGGAATGACATCAACAGTGGGCAAGACTTCACTGAAAGCATGAAGGAATATCTAAACATCGATGATATCATGAAAGAATGGGGTAAGAATAATTCTAAGTCCAAGAACCCCATGAACAATCGTCGTCCAATGAAGAAGCCTCAGCCTGCAAAGACCACAACTACGTTCTCTCGTGAGGATTATGAGAAGCTAATTGAGATTCGTGGCTATCTAAACATTACCGAGCAGCGTGCTCACGTCAAGGCTCTAGATAAGCTTCTAAGTCAAATTGTAATTATTCCAATTGATCCAAAGGATAAGGCATGACAGATTACGTTCCCGGTTCTGCATATAAAAAGGGTTATGATACTAGAATGAATGGTGGCGACAAGGCTTCCGATATCTACGAATCAACTTCTGTATATTGGCAGGAATGGCTTGCTGGATGGGAAGATGCCCATAACAAGATCATTAATGAAGCCAGAGCAAACTCTGGTTGCACTAAACCGAAGTGTTGTAAGAACTTTATTCAGGATTGAAAAAGCCCCCGAAAGGGGGTTTTTATTATAGATGAGGCTTTAATATTGAGTTTAATTGAGCCAAAGTATCTGAATCCATACTATGGCTGACACTTCCATATTCATCACCACTAATAGATACTGGAGATAATTTTGGATTGCCTTTCAATGGATCTAGTATTCTTGTTGCTTTTCTTGCTGTAACTCTTCGAAGATTTGGATGGGGATTTTCGCCACCTGCTTTTCTACTTCTTCTTTGATGGCCAGTTTCACTCAATCTTATTTTTCTTTCTGATGTTGATCCAAGAACTTCGGGACCAGCCATATAATATCTTCCATCATTTCTTTTTACCATGAATGATGATTCTTTTGGATGAAATCCAGCTTCTTTGGTTGGATTATTTTGATAATGGTCATCCATTGCTTTTTTAATTGCAGAAGAAACATGTTCACCTTTTCTTACTCTCAATTCTTCCGATTCATGAGAAGTAGAAGTATCTAACAAATCTTTGACTTTTGGAATTTCCATAAATTCGTTTTTAGAAATTTCACTGCTAACATAAGCATCACCACTTGAAATATCTTTAACATCAATAGCTTTTAAATTCATGCCACCATTATTATCAAAATGAATTGCATGCGTGTCTTTTGAAGTTGCAGAAGCTGGACTTAAAATTGTTGAATGTGTTGTATCAACATAAGTTTTTAAATGTTCTGGATTATTTTTTACTGAATGATAATTTTTTATATGGTTTATTAAACGAGCTTCATATTCACTTTTGTGAGCACGATTTTTTGTATTTCCATGTAAATCCACTAAACTTTTTATATGAGTTTGTAACTGTTCATGGTCGTCATCATGCGTGCGCGGTAAAACTTGTTTTTTTGTTTCCATTATTAAAAAATCATCATCATCGAAATCATCATAATCTTCATTCAAAATATCCAATCCTTCTAGACCATATTCTTCCATGAAACTCTGTGGCTTCATGGAGATAAAATGAACTTCTCCAGTATCAGAGTTTCTTATGGCCATCTTTCCTTTGCCATTTCTTCTCTGATATCTTTGGAGATAAGACTTGCTTTCACTTTCTGGGACATGTCTCCATGCCTTTGCAGATTTGATTCCTTCATAGTCATCTGGACATACATCAAACATCTCACATGAATTTTCAAATCCCAAAATTGATTTTCTCTTCATCACACCTTTTTGCATTGGTGGATCATAGCCAGAAACACCACCAGTGTTGTTGGATGTTGCTGGACCGCCAAGATTGGCTGATCCCATTTCTTCAACCAGTTCAAGATAGCTCAGTTCACCATTGGATTCACTTGCAACCATTCCTTCGACAAAATAATTAAAATGCTCCGATTCCATTCCATAGTCCTGAGCTTCTTCAGAAAACATTTGAAGCGCTGGAATATAAGAAGCCAAGCTGGCCTTGGTTGTTCCGTAAGGAAGCTGTTCAAAGATCTTCTTTAACTTTATTACAAAGTATTCAAAAGGATCAATGCTGCTTTCTGGCTTTATTATATGACCGCTTGAATCAATAACCCCAGATGAATATGCGGACAATGATGTATAAGGTGCGCTGATTGCATCAGCAAACTTATAATAATAAAATGCTGGAACTAGTGGATCAGATCTCATTTTAAATATTTATGATTCAGTCATTGACAATTTACGATTGATTCTGTCATCAGTCCCCAATTTTTTATATTGAACTTCGGGAATGTCAATGATATTAAATTCCAGAAAAACTAAAAAAGACTTCAGGTATGCATGAAGTCTTGGTTCAAAGTTAAAAAATAATATTCTTGCACAATTTTCTTCACCAAATACATTTCTCAAAATAATGAGATGGTTTATTATCAAACGCTCTCTTATTGACTTCAATGTTCTTTGCTTATGTACTTTTTGCAGAAGGCGCTTGACATACTTGATTCTTTTCAGATCATCAGTATATTCATTTTTTCCAGAACACTGTGGATTAAAATAACAATTTTGACAGAATAAATTAAAATTTTCTTCTGTCAAAGGTTGTTTTGTATTCATAATGGTATTAGTGCATGCAGCCACAGTCAGAGCTACCGCCAACTTCTTGATTAGGTTCACTTGGTACGATGGCTAGGAATACACGGCGTAGCCCATTTGGATTCTTTACAATATTGACGGAAAGTTGTAGACCATGGCCTAGTTTCTCTGTGATACCATCGCCTTGGTTGAAGCCCTTCTTGCTAACATCATCATATGGATTTTGTCCATAGACACCGAGTTGGGGACTTCCATATTGAACTAATGGAATGTAAGTTAGTCCGTCATCACCTTCGGCTTGTTTGGAATTCTTTGCATCGAAGTCAAAGCCAAAGTGGTTGAGCTTGGTTTGTACAACTGCAAGCACGCCTTGGGGATCAATGTAATCTCTGGAGGAGAATGCACCTAGCATGGCGTTGATTGCGTCCAAGGAATGTGGAAGCTTGATATTGAAAGTTCCCTTATTGGAGAGGGCGCTCAGCTCACCTCTGCCGGGATCACCGATGTAAAGACCGCCACCAAAGGTATGTTCTGGGGCGTTTTCGTTTAGTGTATCGATTTTGGATAATAGTTGTTTGAATTTCATGGCTTCCTTTTATTTAGACTGGTTTAAATGCCCCCAAAGGCTGGGGTTATAATCTAAATTTTGAATAGAGATAATTGTGTTTTCTACAATCATGTTTTGAACGTCATTGGTTTGTTCACAAACATTATTATTTTCTTTTAACATGGAAGATACAGACTTTGAGCTCCATGTTCTGCAGGCCCAATAACGAGCTTTCCATCTTGGTCCTGGATTTTCACAATGATGTCTGGCACGGAAATTCTTGCGACGAGCTGGGTCATCGCGCTTGATTTCCATGTTTGGGTCGCCAAAATTAACTTTTACAACATTTCCCTTGTCATTCTTTACATAAACTTTATACTTCTTGACATCACCACGCATGATCTTGTTCAGCTTGACTTTTTTCTTTGAATCTTCGTAGATTTCAATTGCATCACCATATTCATTTACTGTGGTGTCGCGTACAGTGTCAACCAATCCCATCATTGCTTCTGGCAAGAAAGATTCTACGATTTCTTGGTTATCAGAAGTAGTCATGGTGACAGTTAGATTGCTTTCATTTATTTCTATACAATCAACATTAAATACTTTGCCACTCTTATTGATGACAACATCATATGGCTTAAGATTTTGGGCTTGGATACCAGAGAAAGTCATGTTTACGACATTTCCGGTCCCTTCAACGACAAAGGTGGAAGAAAGTCTTGAATCAGAAGTCTTGATATCTGACTCGTCTTTTCTGAACCATTTGCCCAGACCAGACTTTTCAAATACCTTTTCTACTAATTTCTGTGCTCTTTTTGAAGTCATTTCCAATCCTTATTTTGCTTCTCGCCTTTTTTGTGTCCATTGTCGGCACGGTTCTTTGATTTTTTACGAACACGTAAATTATTTATACCGTTTGAACCACCTGATCTCAAAGGTTTTTTGTGGTCGATGTCTTTTCCATCGCCCTTCTTTACAACACCTTTTTTCTTCATCAGTTCTCTTGCACGAGTTCTGGCAGCACGTTCTTTGCGTTGCTTGGCTTTACCGTGGTAGTTACGGTATTCCATTTTGTAATCTCTCTTGTATTCTTCTCCCAAAAGATCCAAGAGTAAATTCAAACGATCAGGTTCTTCATCTATGCGTTCATTGATATTGTTGTAGATGGATAGAAGATTGATGTTTGTTGCATCTGCAGATTCTAGTAGATTTACTACGCCATTTTCAATAATACTGGCTTCTGTTTCGGTAACCAAGTTTGTTTTCAATAGATCAGCCAAAACAAAATTATTGGTCAAGGCTTCAATCAAAATGTCATTGACTATGAAGCAACCTTCGCCAATTAGTTTGGATGCGATCTTTTCTTTGCTTATTACTGGAATTTTAGTGGTCTTGCCGTCTACATAGACATAATTGTATTCGACTGCATTAATGTCTTTGGGGCTGAATCCGGGAAGAAGGCTGGCATCAAAATCAAAGTCAAAAGAATTTGCGACAGTATGTGCAAGCATATCCCCGATATCAACTTCATTCTTTTGAATGATCAGATCCTTTAATGAAGGCTTCTTTGGTTTTTGTAATTTAGCTTCAACCAGTGCTTTAAACTTATTCATTTTCTCTGCCGCAGCTGGTTTGTACTTGGAAATGTTATCAACGGTCATGGTATTCTTAGCATGACTTGCATTGAGTGTTGCTGTCTTGGAAATCTCGTTGAAATATGCATCACTCATGGGAAACACACCATTCATGGTAACAACGTGAGTGGGGGCTGTTTCTGGAGGAACGATACCATCGCCACGCAAAACTAGCTTTAGTAAATTGTCGGTAACCATTTGAGAAAATGGATTGTTCTTGTTATTTTTCAAAGACTTAACGATGTCTTTTTTGAACTCACCAATTTTACTCTGATAATTGTCAAGACTTGCTAATGGATTTAGATTTCCATTTGCATCAAGTACCATTCCTTGCTCCACACCAGTATCATCAATGACGGGTGTTGATTGCAACTCTTTGACATAATTTGAATCGGAAAGAATTGCTTGCAATGAATCATTTGAGATTAAAGTGGATGAAAATCCTTTAGAGATATCACCAATATTAGTAAGGGCGTTTGCTATTCCTTCTTGAGTTGGTTTGGCAAACTCTTGTTGCAGTGCTCTTGTCAAGGATGCAGCCAAGAATCCCTTGAAGTTCTTATTTTGTTGATCGAATGCTGTGGTGGAAATGCTCATCTCACCACCTGCAGAAATCTTAAAGCGATAGGATCCACATTGCATATCGCTGGCCCCTTCGCTATTGATTGATTTGTTTCCTTGTTCAATATTTGAAACAAGGTCTTGGATGCATTGATCACCAATTTGGCTGAGGATCTTCTTGGCTTGTCCGAATGCTCCTCTGGTAAATTCCATGGCAGCGGGAGACAAGGTAGTATAAGTTGCCATCTCTTGATCGCTTGCGCCAGCTTTGGTCTTGGCAAGGAATACTAGAGCATTCAAAACTTGTTGATTGTATGGAAGGTCTGAAGCAGGATTGATGCCGTACTTGACACTCAATTCTTCGTATGACATATTATCAAAATCAGCCGCAGATGGTGGATTGCGAGTTGATTTGAAATATTCTTGTCTTACGTCAAATGGCATTACTGCCAATTGCTCTGGGGTCATTTGGCTCATGACACCCATCATTTGTTCTGGTGAAAGCTTCTTTGCTTTTTGTCCTGCAGGAGGAGTTTCTTGAGGAACCTGTGCCTCTGGCTTTTCTTCTTCGGCTTTCTTTTCTTTGGGTTCTTTTTTAGTTGGTTCTTTTTGCTTTACATCACCCAATAAAAGTACAGATGCTCTGGTTTGTTCAAATTTTGGATCCGAGGTAATCTGTTTTGCCTCTGGAATGCTTAGATCATTGTCATTTAATTTTGTGTGAGTTTGCTTATTGAATGAATCTTTAAAAATTAATTGAACTGTATTATTTTTGGTCTTGACCGCAATAATATCTTGAACCAATTCAGACTTGGACTTTTTCTCTCTTGGAATCTGGCGGGCACGCTCAGCACGCTTTCTTGCGGCATCCTTGGCCTTCAAATCGCTTGCATTAGATTTGGCTTGGTCTTTGGCCACAGCCTCTCCGGTGGTGGTAAATGCCTCAGAGGCTCCGCGAGCTTCAAATAATTTGGTTAAAAGGTGTTTAAAGTTCATCTTTAAATATTTATGTATCTTTAGATGGACGGTATTGCTCCAGCGGATTGAAAAGTCTCAAATTATTGCAACTTTTGGCTTTTCCAACCGATACCTTATACAAATTTGCAGGATCCATGCCATTATCTTTAGCAAATTGTTTTATGTTGTTCACTACGATAATTTCATTGGTTTGACTGTCAATAAAGGTAGTCTGCTTTGGTACAGCAACTTTTTTCTTTGGTGGTGCTTTGGCCTTAATATGTCCACCGATATCTTCTTTTACTGGGCGCAGTTCAACGGCTGTCCAGCCTTTGTATGTCTTGCGCTTTCCATTTAAAAGTTCACAAATTTTTACAGGTGTCAGGCCATTCTGCAATCCAAACTGAGTCATGTTAGAAAAGAATACTTTTTCTTCTGTATCAACCCGTTTGAGCCAATATCCATTCTGGACTTCAATTTTGCTCTTCCAAGTCCAGTATCTTCCGTTTCTAAAAAAGAAACCACCATGTTCCGCGACAAATTCTTCTCTGTTCCTTTCGGATCGTGAATTGTCGTTCATCTTTGCCCATAACTTGGAATTACGGCGATTTACAGACTCTTCAACAGTTTTAATGTCATGATATTCCATTTGCATCCCTATATGATGTGATCAAAGATTTTAAAGATTTGACGTAATGAAGAGGATTGCCTTGGAAAACTTGTTTTATTCCATCTTCACAAGAAATCAAAATTGCAAAGTTGTCAATAATGGTTCCAGTTCTTTCCTGATACATCAATGCATAAGCACACGCCTGTGCAAAATAGTTATCAATATCTTGAGCACGTTTTTCTTTTGTGCTGGCCTTGAAATCTATGATTGAAAGTTTGCCATCATACTCGGCAATGCAATCTGTTCTCCCTGCAAGGCCAATAGTCTTTGACCACAGAGGGCTTTCAAGGGCTATGATGTTATCAATCTTATCCAATTCTGGTTTCAACATAGAGAATAAAGATTTATAATTTGGCATCAATTCATCATATTTTAAATCTTCATTATTCAAATATGTTTCGATGATACTATGAAATTTAGTACCTCGGGTTGTTACTCTTTTGCTTTCTTCTGGATTCTTCTCTCTCCATTTTGCAAAGAAAGCTTGTTTCTGCCAACCAACAACAGTGGTGACGCTTGGAAAGTCACCATCTGGAGTAGTATAAAAACGTTTGCCGTTTTTAGATGTTTCTATTAATGATTCAGATAATACGTTAGGTAAATGAATAAATTTTTTGTATATCATCACATTTCTCACTACCTATTATATCACCGTTGTTGGAAAAGGGTAGAATATCTTCCCAATTGGGTGGCACCGAGACCAACATTTCCTAAAATTGCAGATCCTTTGGGATCGTACATACCCATATCTTTTGCTTTTTTACCAACGTCAGCACCAAAAAATCTAAATTTTCTTTTTGGCTTGGGTGTGGTCTCTCCAGGTTTAACTGGTTCTTCTATTTTAGGTTCGGGCTTGGTAACAATTTCATCTTTGGTCTTGGTAACAATATCGGTTTTGGGTTTCGTAACAACTTCTGTTGCTGGTTTTGGTACAATATCAGTCACAGGCTTTGTAACAACTTCTGTTGCTGGTTTTGGTACAATATCAGTCACAGGCTTTGTAACAACTTCTGTTGCTGGTTTTGGTACAATTTGATTTTTTACAACATCAAGCTCGGTTGGAACTACCTTTACTTCGGTTGATATTTCTTTACTTGGAACTGCTAGTTCTTTGCTTTGAACAGCCAATTCAGTTGTCTTTGGTTGTTCAACATTAATTTCTTTGGCTCCCTTAGTAACCAAAGCGGTTTCAGTTTTTGTTTTAATTACTTTGTCAATTACTTTTTGGATTTCGTCTGCATCTGTAATTTTATGGGTATCAATTACTGTCGAAGCAACATCTGAATCAGATAGATTTTTTGAAATTGCATCTTTGATTGATTGCTCAATTTCTGGACTTAATTGCTTTGCAGCAGTTTTTTCAGTAGACTGGGTGACGCGAGCAAGCGGACTTGTTGTTACATCAAAAATATCTGCTACAGATTTTGTCTTTGCAATTTGAGATTCGGCGCTTTGTGCTGCTTTTTTGGCAAGTTGTTTTTCTATTTGTTTGGCTGCAGTCTCTGCGGCTGGGGCCATACCACCTTCAAGTGCACGCAATACACCTTTTACAATTGCGTCTCCGACACCTTCAGAAATTTTTTGAACTTTATTAGCAACTTCAAAAGCTTTCATTTTCTTTTGTCTTTCGTCTTCCTCTGCTTGTGCAGCATCCCACTTTGCCTTAAGGGCTGGATCTCCACCGGGTTTACCTTTTGGTGATTCTGTTGCAGATGCACCAAATTGATTACCTACAGACCAATCGGCTATTGATTTTACTGCACCAGAAAGAGGTCCGCCCTTCCACCCTTTATTATATAATTCTTGACCGATAACATCGGAAACAGTTTCACCGGTTTTTTTATTTACTTCAATATCTGCAATTGCTTCGCCGGCTTTAGCGCCGCCATAAGCAGCCAACCCTACTAAAGCTCCAGTTGCAGCCAAACCAGCAACACCAGTTCCAATTGCTGGAGTAGCTACACCACCGAGGGCAGTTGTGGTTGCTGCTCCAGTAAGTTCACCAGCCACTCCACCACCAATAGCACCACCTATACCTTTGGCAGTTTCATTTTCAACTCCAGCTTTTTCAAGAGCCTGTTGAGTTAAATAATCTCCTGCCATAAATGTACCAAGATTGGTAGTAAATGATGCGGGACCACGAACAACAGACTTAGCGCGAGAGATCATTCCATCTACTTTTGTTTTTGGAGCAGCTGATGTTGCAGGTTTAGAAGATGTCTGTTTCGGACCTTTTGCTGCGCGAGCTTCAGCTCCAGCTTGCCAATCTGCTGCTCGTTGTCTAGCCTTTGAATTATAATCGGCATAAGGATCGGACACTCTCTCCGAAGATGCAGTTGGTTTTTCTTTGGAAGCACGCTTTGCTTGAAGTTTGGCTCTTATACCAGCCTTTTCTTCTTTTGTGGAAGTTGGCATGTTGCCATCAATCCAAGCTTCAATATCAGCATCCGACATTGCAGTTGCTTCTATTAAATTATTAAATCTATCGGAAAGAAGAGACTCTACTAATGGATGAAGCTTTTTCATTATATTGTGTCCTAATTACTTAGCGTCTTCTTATTAAACTTGGTGGAGTTTGTCCGGGACGAGAAATCAAACTTGGAGCCTGACCATATTTGGGAGAACCAATACCACCATAGTTGGGTTGCTGTGCGGCTGGTCTTGCCATGAATCCGGGTTGTGCTTGAATATTAGAAATTTCTTGACGAGCAGCAGCCTGACGTTCCGCAGTTGTCATATTTCGGAAACGGTCAAGTTCCATTTGAGATTGGTCAACCTGTCTTGTAAGTTCACCACCCTTTTCTGCCATGGCGGTATTTTGCTTATCATATGCTTGATTGAATTGATAAGAAGATACTGCTCCTTGACGGGCTGCTTCTGATCCATAACGACCAGCGCCAGCTACCTTGTTGAGCATGGAACTTTCGCCTTTGTCAAATGCATTGTAATCTTTGCCAAACTTTGACTTATATTCTCCATAAGTCATGTTTGTGCCTTGGATGTTTTTATCTTTCATTCTTTCATAAAAAGCATTTTGATCACGTGGTGCATATCTTAAAGCAACATCCGATTGTTTTATATTTCCTTGTTGTGGACTTGACGGATTAATTTCGTCATACATTGAACGAAGTTGCTTTTGCATTTCTATAGTTTCGGGACTACTTGGGTCCACAGCTCTGGCAGCTTTCCATTTTGCTTTGAGTTCATCGCGTGCTTGTATTGCACCTATTGTGGCAGTTTTTATAGCCGCATTTCTTGCATCATTTTCGGCTTTTCTTTGATCTCTATTGTCGCTGCTTCCTGTAGCCGCTCTATTAATAGTTGCAGTGGAACGAAGCATTCCTCGTGCATCTTTCAATTTTCCAATAGCATTACTATTGTCTGATTGAATATTTGGTTGTGCTGCTTGATTGTTGGGACCAACAGGCTGTGCACCGGGCAACATCGGCACATCTTTAACAGTCATGTCTTCGTTACCGGAAGGATCATCTTGTTGTGGACCGCGTTTTGTGTACTCATTCAATGTGAATGGATTGACCGTGCTGTTCTTGGCATAAGAAGGATGGCCTGGATCATATTTCTTCTCTTCGCCAGATAATGCTCTGAGATACTTGCTGACATCTTGTGTCATGTGAGTATCATCGCTGAATGAAGAATTGCGAAGAAGGTTGTTTTCATTTAAGATACCAACAATGCTATCTTTTAATGAACTCTTCTTTTGCTCAAAAGTTTGGGGCTTTTTGTTTAGAAAATCCTTGACTTCCCAATAAAATGATCTATTATCTTTGTTATCCATGGCTATGAAATATTTAGAATTTTCTAAATACTTAAAACGTATGTCGAAACAGGTTCTCCTGCTCAACTTCGACCAGTCTCCGATAAATGTTATCAATCTGAATAAAGCGTATAAACTTATTTTAAAAAATAAGGTTTATGTTGATTATGACTCGGAAGAGTTTCATGAAGTTCAACTAGTAGCCAATAAGATTAAAATACCTAAAATTTTAATTTTAAAGTATTACATCAAACTTCCAAATAAAAAGCTTTCACCATCCAGAAAGAATATCTTTAAAAGAGATTCTTATTGCTGTCAGTACTGTGGTAAAGATCTTTGTGATGGAAATGCCACTGTAGACCATGTTACACCAAGATGCAAAGGTGGGGCAGATTCTTGGACCAATTTGGTAACTTCCTGTAAGGAATGCAACCTATATAAAGGTAGCAGGTCTCTTAAAGAGGCTAAAATGGAACTCAAAAATAAGCCAAAAGAACCTGCTTATGGATTCTTTATAGAAACCATGATGATTGCTTTTAAAAGGACCAAAAATGCCTAATTATGCATATGTGTGTGAAAAGTGTAATCATAAGTTTGAGGCTACTCTATTGATTAAAGATAGAGAGAACCCAACCAAGGAACCATGCCCAAGTTGCAAGAAGAAGAAAGTCATTCGTGACTGGAGCGATTATGCCACCGGAAATGGTGGTATCATGATGGATACAACTCTATCTCCTGCCAAAGTTTGTGGTAGTGCATGGAAAGAAGTCTGTGATAGAATCAAGACCAGCGGACAGGTTCCAAAGAGATTCCATGAAAAATTGGATCGATCTTCGGATTTCCGAAACGGCCAACTTTAAGTTAAATTTTTGGCCTGAATAAGAGCCTTTAAAACATAATAACTGTCAATGACATCGGTCACTGGATTGGTCAAAGTTTTTTGACCAAAAACTGTCATTAGGTCTGTTTTTGACTCTAGGGTGAAGGCTTCGTACATTGCCTGTTTATCTGCGTTACCTTTGCCCGTAGCGCATTTCTTTACCTTGGACGGCTCTAGGACGGTCAAAGGAACGGCGAGCTTATAGAGCTTATGCTTCAAGATTCCGCAATTCTCGGCTAGATTGAAAATTTTGCCTTTGCTGCCGAAAGAATATCCTTCCAGACCCACATCAGCAGCCCCAATACAAAGATTTGCTGCCCATTCTGAAATTGTGTCAAATCTTTCAGTATCAAAAATATAATCATCAAATGATTTCCCTGTAATATTGGGAGCAATAGTTGTTGCGTATTTCTTTGTATTTGTTAGAAAGTAAAAAGAGCAGTTCTGAAAACAGAATTCTCGTTTTTCATCAAACAAACATATAGCCGGACTAGTTATAGAATAATCAATTCCTACGAGCATGGTGAACATTTTCCTACTATATTTATTCGGAAAACCAGGGCCAGTCGCAGACTTCTTGTTTCATTGAAGAATCGATCCAATCATAGAAATAATCAATTCTTGCGGCACCATTGTCCAGAATCTGATTTGTTTCATGGTCCATGCTAAGGAAATCAATTATGCCGGCCAACTTTCCACCGTCTTCAAATACTGCACCACCAGAATCTCCAAAATAGATTGATCCTTTGGTTGCCAACATTCTCATTACTTGTCCATGATCTTCAATAAGACTTCCATAGTAATGCATAACACCGGATCTGCTTATTTTTTTAAATCCCAAACTCCAACCAACAGTAATTAAAGGTTCTCCCCTTGCAAGTTCAAATGGATATCTTATTAGATTGGTCGGAGGCTCAAAGCAATCTTCTTCCAAAATGCACAATGCAATATCATTGAGTTGAGCAGTTATAGAATATGGTTCTACTAGAATTACTTTTTTAATTTTTATTAGTTGACCATTCTTTGTCCAAAAATAATTTGGATAATAGTTTGGATCATCAAAACAATGTTGTGCACTCAATATTGCTCGTGGATGTATCAACACGGCAGAGCCAATTATACTTGCCCCCGGACCTATCAAAGCCCCTACACAGGAGTAGCGGTCGTCCTCGTCAGCTTCGATGGAATCGTACTTCGATGAATCCAAAAGGAATGAGGGGACTCCCGCTACTTCCTGTGTTTTGTTCTGTTCAGGTTCTTCGGATTTTTGGGGGCAGGATATGCTATTGCATGCACTGCATGTCGCCAGAATCAGAGCGAGGATTGAAGCCCTCATACTCATGGCATTAATATTTATAAGAAAAAACCCCCTTGCGGGGGTAAAAACTTTTGATTTTATTTTGGTTTTAAATGATGTGTTTCAAAATGACAATTTGCACATAATAAATCACATTTATCTAATTCCTTTTTAGTCTTTTCCCATGAATGAGGCATTCCTTTGTGAGACAAACCAAAATCTTTTTCATTTGGATCTCTATGATGAAATTGAAGTGCTGCTGCACAGTTATTGTATCCACAAGTTTGACATTTTCCACCTTTATACTCTATGCATTTTTGTTTTCTTCTTTGGCGATAAATTGTAACAGCACACCCATTACATAAAGATTTTCTATGTCCGTTTTTACGATTATAGATAAAAGATCTATCACATCTAGTACATATTGTATTCATACTATTATTTAGTATTAGCACGCTATGTACTGCCACAAATTAAACTGGAGCGACAGGATTCGAACCTGTAACCAATCCGTTAACAGCGGATTGCACCACCGTTGTGCTACGCTCCATAGAAGGATCAGACTATCTGACATCCACCTGCGCTGCAGGCATACTCCTTTGCGGATTCAGTATTGTCTTCTGCCTCGTATTTAGACAGGTCCTTAAAGTTAACTTTAACCTTAGGATGTGTCGAATAGGTTGCAGAATCAATCTGCTCAAAGGGTGCTTGAGCGTAAGTGTGGCTGTCACCACCGGGAAGGAATGAGATGCCTGTTGCGACATCAAAGTTTTCCCAGAGCCAGTTGCCGACTTCAAGGAATTCAGAGTCCTTGTAGTTGACGGTAATTGATGGCTTGTGGTGGCAGAAGTGCTCTTGATAAGTTTTCCACAGATCAAGATGGTCAAGTGCGCGAAGTTCCTCAGTGGTCATGGTTCCCTTTGGAGCCTTCATCGCAAACGTAAAGACGGCAGTAGAAGTTGGGTTAATAACATCATCCTCACACGGGACGCCTTGATCCTTCATCAAATTGTACAGAGGATCTTTCTTGTCCAGACGAATTCTGCGGTAATAATAATCCGCATAGCGAGGATGCAGACCCGAGGCAGAGTCCACCAAACACGATGTAGTGCCTTCAGGCTTCACGCAAGTGATTGACTTGCTAGGATTGATTCCCAACTTCTCTGCCCACTTGAGATTGGTCGCGGTCGCATGATCACGAAGAGTCTCAAGAAGACGAACAAGCTTTGGCTTGCCTTCCAAACCACTGGTAAGCTTGTTGTCAAAAATACCTGTCATGGATACTCCAAGTAGTCTTTCCTCTTCGCAATTCTTCTTCCACTCCGGACGAAGGTATGGGAAGTTGGTAAAGGTAGATTGAACAGTACCGATGATTGTAGCAATCTCAATCTTCTTCTTCAGTGTTGCTGCAGTATCGTCTTGGCGAACTACTACTGTAGAAAGATTGCAGAATTCAAATGGCTTGAGAATAATCTCTGAACATGGATTGGTTCCGTATTCACACTCAGGATCACGACCAGACTTTGCAGCCTGCTCCTGAAGAGCCTTACGGTTGATCATTCCACGCTCACCACTGTGGCTGTTGTAGAGTGATGTCCACTCTTCTAGGAATTGGCCCATTGGAGGACGGCCACGATAAACAGCAGAGTTGTTTGCGTATGAACGGAATCCAGCCTGCTCCCACCACGCACCACTCTTGCAATGTGCCATCTCACGATCAGCAAGATCGCTCAAGGAGATCATGGCAGAACGACGAACACCACCAACGATGACTGCATTGGCAATAGCACAACAGACATCATGGCATTCAAGTGCAGTGAGTCTGCGGCCTTGTGCATTGTAGAAAACCTTAACGACAAACTTGAATAGATTGTCTAATGGAGCAGGACCACTAGCACGACCACCAAAAGTCTTAAGTCGTGCA